TTACATACTCGCTGATGATTTTCCCCGAGTAATTGGTGACAAGCGCAAAGCTATCTCGTGATTCTGGGGAGAAATTAAAGCTTAGGATATCGCCAACAAGCTCCTCCACTTTAGGCTCGAAGTACGCCTTTACTGCTTCATGAATCGTCATGCTTTTCCCCTTTCCAGATACGCGGCATAACTAGTAACCAGATCCTGTTTTCTAGCAGTCATCATTGCTTTATCCCAGTGCGAAGTTGCCAATGGATGAACTGTCTTCTTATGCTTCAGCGGCCGATCAGTAGGCTTTTTTGCCACACCAGGGCGAGACCAGAAAAGACCCTCTCCATTAGTAAACGCACCTTTTTTAGTAATTGGATCGACATATAACTTGCCCTCCCACTGATAATGCGCATATGGAGATAAATAATGGATTACTGCATGATCATCTTCTTGATAAACTGCTAAATTTTGTGCCAATACCTCTGCCTGTGATGCTGGCACATATGGATCCATCAGTCGTGCTGCTTCATTTGCCAAAAACAGGAGGCCATCTGATCCTCCTGTTTTCTCACTCACTAAAGTTGAAAAATCTTTTTTCCATTCAAAATCAACTTTCATGTCAGCCTCCTAACCGATAGTGCTTATTTGTCAAATGATTTGTATTGTCTGAAAACGCTGTAACCTTAAAAGCACTCGGTTTGTTACGAGTTAAAAGCTGCGTTGCTGTATGTCCGTCCGCTCCGGTTATTTCTTCCTGACAAATACCTACTACCACAATATCATCCATAGACACAGTAAAATGACCTGCCGGATTTTTCAAAAATTCTGGATACGACAGATATCTGGAATCTTTTGGGATGCGAACCGTATATGTATTTGACACTGTAGCTTTTGTAGTCAAAACAGTATTAACCTGCGCCTTATAGAAGCATCCGGAAATTACAGTTCGAATCCACTTTTCTTTTCTGTCTTTCGTATCTGCCGCACGAATCCGGTTATACAACGTAATCGTGTAGACATAGTTCGGATTCATTTTAGCCCCCTGTACATCAATCCTGTGTTACAGAGGTACTGCGCGATCAGGCGCCGCACTTCCTTCATTTTGCCTGTTTCAGTCAGCGTTGAATTTGACAGATCTACCGTTCCACTCTGACCATCATTTGACCAGGATGCCAATGGACCTGCCAAACCACTTTCCTGCTGCTCGGCCTTAGCCTTATCTGCCTGATACAACACCTCTGCCACTGCACAAGTACACAGTTTGACCTCTTCTGGCGACTCCGGTAAAGACCCAATTCTTCCAAATGTATACGAATCAATCTGCATTCGGGCCTCGCGTTCCCAGTACGGAAAGCTTTCCTCTGGTACTGTTGGAGCCTTGCCCAGCAGATATTCAGAAGTATAAAACTCATAGTCTGCGTACATTGCTCGCCTCTCTTTACTTTGACTTCAGCACTGAGAACGGGCATCTCTTAGTCTTGTCCGTCTGCACGCTGTTGATCGGATTTGGAATCTCCCATCCCATTCTCATGACGGCTCGGAGTGCGACCATGTCATTCTGCATCAGGTTATATGCAATAGAACCATCTGTGTTCTGAACAACGCCTTCTGTAAATAACTTAAAGGTGATATCCTGTCGAATAGAGTAAACCAGCTGAGAAAAATCACCTGAAATCATCAGTGCCTTGCTCTTATCAAAAGAGCCATTGTTTGGGAAGTTCATAGGGCTGCCATCCAGAGAATATGTAGTGCCGCTCTGCATGTCACTTTTGAACAGCGGATCGCCGTCGGCATTCTTCAAGCCTCTCAACTTTGCTCTCATAGAAATATCAGCCATGTGGCCATTTACAAAGTAACCACTATTTTCAACCATGGCAATAGATCCCTCTTCTCCCATGATCTTATCATACAAATTGTCTTCGGCCGCCAATGTTACTACTGTCTTAGCTGTAGTTGCTGTGGACACAACATCAGCTCTCCAAGAAGTCGGCTTATCATCGCCGAACAGAATGGCGCCGTCAATCTTCTTGCCAAATGCTTCAATAATTCTTGGCTTTGTCTCAGCCCAGATATCATACTCCGCATCATCAAGAACCGCCTCTGGAATCGGAACAATAACTGCAATCTCCTCTGCAACAATGAATTTCTTATCCCATGCCATTTTTGTTGTCTTTTTCTGTCCGGAATCACCGTTCACAAAATAAGCAATTGGCAGCATATCAAGTACAGGCATCTTATACTGTCTTGATGTCATATTAGGAAGCTTACGTCCTCTCTGAAGCACTGCGGACTGTGTAACAATTCCCTGAATGATTTCGTTAGCCTCCTGCACCGGAATCAAAGACTCAGCGCCAGTACGATCAATAATGTTTGTGTCATTCTCAAAAATGTGTAAATCCATTACATATTTACTTTTCATATTTCACTTTCCTCCGTCATCTTTTTGCGGCAGCACGAATCCGGTCATTGATTGTCATATTCATATTTCCCCCGGAATTCTGGTTATCAGATCCTGTAGAAGTTGATACTCTATATGTACCAGCTCCTGTATATCTTGGATTTTCTTTTAAAAATTTCTCTGCTGCCTTTGCAAAATCAGTTTTCTCATCAACCATTTTGCTTACTTTAAACATTACATAGTCCAGATCCGCATTCTTTACACCCTTATTGATAAGCGTTTTCTCCTGCTCATACTGTTGTAACTTCTCTCGTGCTTCATCACGCTCTCTGGTAAGCAATTCTACATCAGGCTGCTGTGCCTTCTGCTTTGCCTTAAAATCTGCGATTGCCGTTGTAATCTGCTCTTCACTAAGTCCCTGTTTTCTGTAAAAGTCTGCAAGTGCTGCTCGTGTTGCTTTCTCAGCTCTACTGGTGGCAATCTCTTCTGCCTGTTCAAATGTATACCCAGCGCTGCCGCCGTTATTATTCCCACTTTTTCCCCCAGCGTTTCCAGATGCGCCTTCCGCGCCAGAAGCACCTTCATCAAAAATGTGTAAATTCATTATTTTTTTCATATTTACCTCCGTTTTGCCTCGACAGGCTCCCACAGCTTTTTCTGCCTTCATGTTTTGGGCATAAAGAAAACCGGCTATTTGCAGCCGGTTAAACAAATTCTATGCAATTGTATTTCTGGTTAATTGATGTAAGTCCCAAGAACCATGAATTGACAAGCAATTTTCCTTTCTCGTCCAGATCATCCCACTCAATTACCGTATGCCCCGAAGCAGTTTCTGCACGAATTCGATTATCTGTAAGCTCTTCCAGCGAATTTATCAGATTGCAAGTCAGCGCTGAGATAGCAGAACAAACAATGTCCTGACCATTTACAGTTCTACAAGCATGTCCTTGCATTTTGATTCCTGCTGGAGATACTTTCACCACTATCATCGTTTCATCCTCCATTTTTTTCTAATAAGCATTAAAAATACCACCAGCCTCTCAACTGGTGGTATCAATCAATATTCATTTACATGCCCTCTACATTCCCGATCTGGTCAATGATATCCTGCAATGCTTTGCCCTCAAAGAAAGGCTCCTGCATTACTTCCTCAATGCTGTGTGCCTCCATGAAATCCTCTCCACACCACATATCGAAATGGCCAGCATCAAACGGATCTACTCCACATGCTTTTCCATTATAATCAAAAAGAATGTGTGTACACAAACTTTCAATTCGGTCTCGAAGTTTTTTTGCCGTCATAATATGTCTGCATTCTCCTTTCTTTCATTTTCCGTCAGTTCTCTAGTCGGTCTTCCAATAAGCTTTCCATTCGCATCATACTTATAATCATGAGCATGTTCTCCATTTTTACCATATGGATGCATTTTCGCATTCCCATGATTATTGTTGCTGATCTGCTTGAACTGCTTTCCCTTTTCATCGTAATAATTTCTGTCAATTCCACCTTTTTTGCCCGTCAGCTGAGTAATACTATTCGGCTTTCCTGCCAAAGTGGTCTTTTCAACTTCAATTATATCGTGTCCAGCCGCATTTTTCAATGTTGTTGGCATTGTTTTCTTCAACTCTGCCTTAGTCAGTGTAAACTTGCCTCGTAAGCCATCCTGATATACTCGTTCCATCTGTTCTGGCAGTTCCATAGCTTTTGAGAAGTCTTTATAAGTTTGCATTTGGCCTTGATACTTGGCTTTTTTTAACACGATGTCATTCTGATCCACGCCACCATCCTGCATCAAGCGGATGTCCTGACGAGTTTTGCGCATCTGCGTCTCCATCCTGCGCTGTGCTTGAAGCGCTTCGTATGTGGTGTACTTCTTGCCTAAATACTCTTTCGGAGTGTTCTCCTCTGCCATCATCTGGTCAAGCTGCTCATCGGTATAGGTGCGGACGGATACGCCAGGAATGAACGGCTTGTAATCATGGTAACAATTCCAGCCATGAAGACCCGGCCCCGTTCCCAGTCCGCAAACATCTTTCAGCTGCTGCATCGACCAGACACGGCCTTGCCACGGCTGATGAGTCGGACGCGCTCCGACGTGATATGAGACTTCATAATAGTCTGTTTTAAGCTCCTCTGCCACCTGCTCGTTGATTTTTCCTTGCACCTGACGGAAACCTGTCATAATAGCTCGTCTGGCTGCTACATCAACTCGATTATGCCAGCCAGAATCATAATCAATCCAGCGGAGGCCCGATGTGGTCATCGTGTTGATTGTACGCTGGAGCACTGTATTGTAGGAGAAGGCACCTGACTTGATGTCCATTATAGCAGCATCAAGCGTCTGCTGGTAGAACTTCATTGTAGGCGAATATACAATATTTTTTGTTACAGGGTCACGAATTGCAAATCCCATCGAGCCTGTAAGATTTCGGAACGTGTCCTTAGTCTGCCTTTTGGATGCCTCAATCGCTTGTAACAGCTGGATATTCTGTTCAAGAGGAATCTGTTCAAAGCCAGACACCTGATACTCTCGGTCGTGCCCGTAGTATTCACGATACACGTCATCCGAGAAGATCTTGTCTACCTCATCGTCCGTCTTTTCAAGCATTTCCTTAATCCATTTTCGGATCTGCTCTTCCGATTCACCCAACTGACGCAATCTGGAGATCTCCCAGTCAGCAGAGACAGGCAGGAAGCCATTCACCTTAATGCGCTCGATAATATCTTTCATGATACGCTTTTCCAACTCTGACATTAACTCCACAAATGGCTGCGGAATCTGCTCAAGTTCGCCCTGCGTCATTCAATCACCTCTGCTGACTGTTGAACAGCTGTTTTTGCCTGCTCTTCGGATTCACCGTAATACTTGGCACGGTACTCCCATAATGGCATAGCTCCCATACTGACATCTTGTCGATCAGACTGTCTCTCAGCTTCTTTATCCTCGATGATTGAATCATCAAAATCAATTGTTACCTCTGTCTCAAGGTTCAACTGATTTCCCAGCACGATTCCTAAACGTATAATAATCTTCACAAGCTCTTTCAGAACATCTTCAAGAATAACCTCGTGTTTTTTGATCATTCGATACATATCTGAGTTTTCTGAAATAACTTCTGTAGCAGTCTTTACGCCCGAGCAATCAAATTTATATCTTTCAGTGCCAAATCCGCACTTCAAAGAAAGATAATTCAAATCGTCATTGATTGCTTTTGAATGCTGTTCTGTTCTAAGGTCCATATTTATTTCTTTTATCAGGCCTTCTTTGTCCTTGTCGTAGTTGTCTGGAAGCTGATAGAATACCGTATCTTCTGGATCAAATGCAGGAGTGCCATCTGCATTTTTGACCATCTCAGGAGCGACAAATATTCTTTTGCGCCCTAAGTCAAACTCATTAGTATAAGAGTCATACTCAATATCCAGTTTTTTCAATACATCAATAGCATTTGCATAGATCGCAATTCCCATAGGATTGCTCTCGTCCTCATCTGCATTGTTCACGATGTTCAGCCGATCAATCACATATTGTGGATCTGGAGAGCCAGTCTCAATTCTGGCAGAAAGATAACGAAATGGACTCAGCCGTTTCCACTCCTCTTCCGTCAGCTCCTTGCCTTCCTGGCTTCCTTGCTGACATTCCAGAACATTATTTTCAATCACATATTGCATTCCCGTTTCAGTTTCTTCCAGTCTATGAAACTGCACTTGCACATACTTCTTTCTGGCTACAGTCTTATAGAAAGTGAATGCGCATTCCGTAATTTTGCCATTGCTCCAGCTGATTGGAAAAATATTCGCTGCGCTTACATAATCAATTCCGATCTTGCCGGTTCCAGGAACAATGTGTCCGTCATCTGCTGCTGTTGCATCATACAGATATGGAATATATGCAACAGTTCCGGAATATGCTTTTCTTTCCTGGTAGTCATTTCCTAACACCAGAAAGTGATTTTGTTGAAGAATTTCTTCTACAAAGTTGCCTGTAGCCTCATCTGATAAGGTAATCTGTACACGCTCGTTCAAAAGCAGGTCCGCAATATCTTCAGAAAGCTTCTTTGCCATTCCAAGGCTTTTTCTTTTCTTTCTGGAGTATGTTCCTTTTCCGGAATAAATGCGGTAAAAAGTGAAATTTCTCACTTTCCCCTTATACCAACTCTCCCACAAAGCAATCATCCTATAGAAAGATCTATCCACAGTATCAATTCCTTTTTTCTGAAAATAACTAAATATATCCATCCTCTTCGACCTCCTTTCTCGCAATATCTGCACTATATTCTCTTTTTTCTGCTTCTATTGGAAGCCATTGCTTTATATAACGCCAAGCCGTCATCACTGCGTATCTTAACGCATCACAGCCGTGATCATTTTCCTTTATCGGCACCTCCTTGCCTTTTTCAATGGACTTCTTATCATACTCATAGGTTCCAAGCTCTCTGTCTAAGTTCTCCTGCTTAGGCGAGATGCTCAAAATGTCAAATACAAATGCTTTCTGTACACGGCTAATACCAAGTGCAACATCATTGTCTGCGTCTCTGATCAGAACACCATATTCCTGAATAGATCCGGTTGCTCTTCGTATCTCCTCTTGGAGGCCCTTTGCTGATGGGTCTAAGCATATATAAAAGACTTTGATTTCATATTCTTCATGCAGCTCATTCATGAACTCCACAAGATCCTGTGCGTATTCAGAAGGGCTTCTCTGCGTTCCTGAATCGCGTCCACTGTGATAATATTCTCCCAGCCCTGGAAGCTTCTGCCGATACACATCAAGCCCAAACGCCTGATAGGTCGTTGCGTTCTGCTGTCCGTAATCGCCACCAATATACGCTCTCTCATAAGTTCGACCTTTCTCAGGCCTCTTTCTGTTTCGGTCGGAATACATGTAGTAAATCAGCTCGTCAACTCCCACCGACTCTCCAAGCCATGTCCAACGATACATCTTTGGGTCTACCGCTTTCATGGCCTCTGCGGAACTGATCAAGTCTTGTCCGAGCCAATCAACAGGGACGTCTCTGTAATCGGTATGTATGTGAATGCAGTCAGGTCTCTGCTCCATCTTCTTGCACCAGAGGTTTACAGCTGCATTTGGATTCTTCGGAGGATTATAGAGGTAGATCATCTGGAATCCTGCCTTATTTCCACGAACGAACGTCGCCTCTATATTGGCAAGTTCATCTTCACCTTCGCCATCGTCAAAGAACTCTGTTAGCTCATCCAGGATAACCAGCTTAATCGGCTTATCTTCGTCGATGATACCTTTTGTATCATCAATGCCATCTGAACCAGAGAAGTAGATTGTGGTGTTGTACTTCTTGTAAGTGATCTCCATTGGGCTTTTTGTTATATAGAACCGATTCTTCGGAATCTGCAAGCGATTGATTCCGCGGAGCATTTCTTTGTAAACGGTCTTCCGAAGCTTGTTATGATGTTTACGAAGCACCACTACAGATCCATGCCGATCTGATACAATTTGGTAGTCTGTTCGGATTGCAGCAAAGCTAGATTTCGTGCCAGCTCGGCCAGAAGTCAAAATTATATGTTTATACGTTTTATTGTTGAACACCGGAAGATACTTCGGTATTACTATCTCCGATATCCTAACTTGTTTTTTCATCCGCATCATTTATAATCTCAACTCCATCATCTTCATTTTCAACCGGCTGTGTAGATAGCCGCTCCGTCTGGGCTTTGATCTGGGCAATCCGTGCTCGCTGCTCATCAGATGCCATGCCCCAGTCTTTGTGCAGCATCTCATCATACTGCTTGATTAGGCTGCGAAGCTCGCTCTGAGCTCGAGCCTGTGCTTTCATGAACTCGTTTTGCTTGTCCCATGCCTGCTGCACGGAATACATGTCAGACGTTTCTCCAGACATTATTTTTTCTTTTGTCTTGTCGTCTCGATCTCTCACATAGGCAATCCGCTGTGCTCGAATGATGGTAGCATAGGCAATCTGGATCTGGTGCCAGAGCAGATCAAGCGGATCAGCCTGCTCAATGGCAGAAAAAATCTCCCTGGTCTCATCAGGGAGATACTTGCTGAAGAATCCATACTTCTCAGCCTTTTTATTTCCAGACGGTCCTCCGGAGCTATTTTTGTTCCCCGGTTGCCCACCTTTTTTTCTATGCGAACGTTCGCTTTTTTTATCCGAGCGTTCGCCATCCCACTTGTGAGTGCACTTCCATCTGCGTACAGTGCCCTCCGGCAGATTTAGTTGACTTGCAATCTCAACCAATTTCTGCCCTTGCAGGTACATTTCTTTTGCCTGCTCTATTCTTTTGTCCGGCGCTCTGGCCATGCCCCTCACCACCTTCATTCGTCGGTTTTGGAAAAACGAAAAGCAGCCCCGAAGGACTGCCTCTGAACTAGTCTATTTTTAATATTCTAAGGGCATCAGCAGATTTGCCATCATGCTTGCATTTACTGATTCAATTACCATACAAAATGATAAAAAGAATTTTTTAATCATAGGCATCACCCTTTCTGAATTATTAAGGCTCAAGTCGCAAAATGCTACTATTATGCTTATTGCAAACAAAGCGATTACAATTCTTTCTGATCCCAAAGCTGTTGCTCCCCTTAAAATACTTAGCACCAGTTATATTTTATTTATTCAAAATACTTTTGTCAACTGTTATTTTTAAAGCCGCCAGCTTTCGCCAACGGCCACCTTAGGGAATTTGAATGGAATTCACTTCTTCCATTTTTGATTATATCATGACTTTTGTTGCATTTGTTGCAACTTGATGTAATCGTTGATTTTTCTGCTAACTGTAGCTTTATCCATGTACATCTTTCTTCCTACTTTTTCTTGTGTCAAGCCTTCAAGAAAATACATCTGGAAAATCCGCCGTATCCTACTATCTCGGATCGCAAATATCCATTCCTCAATCTGATCCTGTTCCAACTCAAGCTTTGCAATCTGATTCTCATATCGAGTGCGACGCTTGGCTTCAAGCTCATAATCATAACCTACTATTGCCTGCGCTCTTGGATAGCCTGTTTGATAATCAAAGACCACATCGTTCCCAATCAAACTGTCTCCCTCACCCAAATGCTGCAGCTTATATCTTAACTCTTTAATTTCAGCCTTATTGCTCTGATACTGCTCCAGCCGCTCTCTCGTCATTTCTTCTTCCATCGGCACCACCTCCTTTCGAATCTACACGCGAAGCTTATGTATGCTTCGTAAATTGATCCATAATGTGATCCACTACCTCGTCTGGCATTCGCTTTGGTGGTTGTGCATTGTATAGCTCAATCATTGCCTGCACCTCTTCCGGACTTAGCCCGCTCTCTTCATAAGCCTTGAGTTTCCATAGTGCTTTACAGAGGATTGCACTTATCTCTTCGGTGATTTTCTCTCCTGCCATTATGGGAAACCAGTTCAGATCTTTTAGCCACCAATTGCCTCTGTTATCGCTTTCAGTTAATCTTTCCACGTTTTTCCTCCTCTCGCTCTTCTTTTTTCTTGATCCATTTCCACATCAGCCATGCAAAATACGGAGCCAGGAACCATCCTGCAAACACTGCTGCCAAGAACAAGGACATTGTTCTATCATCCCATTCTCCTTTCCATTTTGGAAGAACTTCTCCAAACGCATTCTGCGTAGACATTATTATGTAGATCGCAATGGATGCGATCTCGGATAGTAGCATTATCAGTAAGACCATCCCTTGCATTCCTCCCTCTGCTTTTTGTGTGCTCGGGTATAAAATGAAGTGTAATCCATTGCACATTCTCTTGCTGCCTCTGTGATTGTGATCTCTCCAGATCTCCACTTCTCATAAACCTTTTGGAAGTCATCTGGCGATGTTCGATGTTTTCTAATGAATTTGAACTTTTCTCGGACTTCTCCTCGTTTTACCAACTCTCGCTTTGCAGCTTCTTGGAAACTTGTTTGGGGCATTCCACACGCACACGCCGCCTCTGCGTTTGAAAGCTCTCCATTTTTCCAGCCTGTGTAAGCTTTCTCGAATCCTTCCGGCAGTGGCTTTCTCTGAGGTCCTCTTTTAACTTTTGCCTTAGCCTCTGCCTGCCTAGCGATCTTTCTTCCTGCTTCGTCATTCCAGTGCATCCAGTTCTTGTACATGGGCCTGCTGATGTACTTTGTGCTGGAGATACCGCGATTCATGTCGTGCGCTCTTTCCCCTGCTAAGACTGCGGCCTCTTCTTTTGTAGAAAATACTGAGCGGCCATAATCACTTACTTTCCAGTAAAATTCACTGTTGGCATTATCTCCTACCTCACGTCTTTCTGAGACTGACATACAGCCTTGATCTGCATTCTCCCAGTGATATGGAGCCTTTACCACAGACTCTACCACTTCTATTCCGTAATTTCTGAATCCTTCAAGACCTTTTGCTTTCAGTGTTGCACTGCTTACCACATACTCACACACATGCCAGACATGATCCCCTATCTTTGGCACCCATTTTTGTTCACTCATTTGTTTCTCCTCCACCATCTATTCTTGCTCTTAGATCTTTGCTTGATACTCTTTAAGAATCCGGCATATGTACAATAAATCCCTTCGCGCTTGACCTCTTCTAGTCGCTGGTTGGTGTACTCAGCTGTCTCATGGATCAGTTGCTGGATCTTGTCTTCCTCGTTTGGATTATATCCATGCGTCTTCTGATATAGTTTCTTTTGCTGTCGATTGGTCATTCTTGTTCCTTTCTTCTTTTCGCTTCCTCTGCATCATACTGCGCCTTGCTTTTATAAAATTTGCATTCCTCTGTTTTGCAGTACAATCTTTTCATCACATCACAATAGCCTTGTGAACGTAGCTCACTATGTTCAACGAATCCGAAACAATCTTTCTTTACCATGTCAACCTCCTTAAATCAAAAATATTGTTATTTTGTGAATCTTCGTTGCCTCTGCCACCTGCTGCCACAGATCTGCATTGGCGACTGGTTTTCCGTTTGCTCTTTTCCAATCTGCCTTTTCCCAGGCTGATAAATACTGGAAACCTGTTTTGATATAGCCGCTGCCCTTGATCGTGATCTCTGATGGCTTAATCATATGCTTTAGACCTTCTAAAACTGCTAGAAGTTCCAAGCGCTGCCGTGAATCCTTTGAATCACCAATCCCTTTTACCTCTAGCAGACGTTCTTTCCCTTTAACCACGCAACGGAGGGTGGCCATATAGGCCTTGCCCTCTAGTCTTGTGCTGATCTGCACCGGTATCATATTGTATCCTCACTGAGATAATTGCGGCCGAACACCTTTCTAAAGTACTCTCTTGTTCCCCAGTGAGCTTCGAAAGCCCTCTGCGCATCCTCATGGAGAATCTTTCGGTTTTCTGTGCCATTCATGCTATCATGCACTGCATTCGGTCCTGTTCGATGGCAGGAGAGACACAGATACACTTTCAAGCCATACTTTTCAGAAAGCCGGCGATTCGGTCCCCCAAAGCAATGGTGTTCTTCTGTCTGACCGAGTGCTCCGCACAGATAGCATTCGCCTTTTTGCGTCATCATCCTAGTCTTCGCCATGGTAATTCCTCTTTCTCTAAGTTTTTCAGTGCGCTACTCCACTCTTGAAGTGGAATTGTTTTCTCCACGGCTAATGTCATGTAGTTCGACATCCAGTAGACCAATCGCCCATCTGTCTGAATCACTTCTGGCAAATCATCACCCACCTTGTAATTTAACTTAGGATCATGGGTGGCTTCCACAATGAAATTATCACACAGGTACAATTTCGATCTATCAAATACCGCCTGTAAAACCTTGTTCTCCTCAATCGTAAACAAGGTTTCATGCAAAACTTCTAGCTCTTCTTCAGGTCGAAGTTTTTCAATCAGATTGGGCACCTCTGCATCCTGCACGATTTGATCTTTCTCAATTCTTACTCCCGTTCCTTCCTTCGGAAATTCATCAACAATCTCAATGATCATTCCTTTATCACGCGCCGTGAGGATCATCGGGTCAATTTCCGCTGCCCAATGTGTTCCAGATATCTTTAAACAACCATCCAGCATCCACACATGCAGGCATTTTTCTTTTGCAGCTTCTTTCATGAGCTTTTTCAAAGCATTTGTTTTGATTAACATATGTATACCTCCTTAGTTAAACGGCAGTCCGTCGTCTTCTACTCCATCTGGGATGTTCATGAAGCCAGTAGCGTATGTGCCCTGATTATCGGGTTGAGGTGCCGCAGCTCTTGACTGGGATGCAGCTGGCTTGTAGTTGCCAGCATTCGCACTGGCTGCCTTACTCTCTGCAAACTCCTGATCCTCAACAACCACGTCTGTTGTATAAACTCTCTGGCCATCCTTGTTGGTGTAGCTTCCAGTCTGAAGACGACCTGTGACAACGATCTTAGTTCCCTGATGAAAATACTTCTCTGCGAACTCGCCTGAGCGATCAAATGCTACACACTGAATAAAGTCAGCTGTCTGCTCTCCTGCACCTGCATTCCCGCGTCCTCTGCGATCTACTGCTAAGGTATATCTTGCGATTGCCATCTGGCGCTCGCCCTGTGTGTAGCGGACTTCCGGATTTCTGGTAAGTCTGCCCATTAAAATTACTTTATTCATTGATGCCTCCTATTGTCATCTGCCCCGGAATCTCTTTATCCTCTTGAGCCTTTCGGATCACGTTTGCAATTGTTTTTGCCTGGATCATATGGCCATCCCATGCATCCCAGCGTCCTTCCTCTGCTGCTTTGAGTGCTTTTTCATAGCAAGTTCTTAAATCGTTCAACCACTCTTGCGCTGGCGCAATTTCCTCTGGTTCGTTTGTTCCACTCTCTAATTTTGGTTCGAGTGCCAACTGCTCTGAAATGCCTGATTCTTCTAGCTTTTCAGAAGATTTCATACCACTTTTTTCTGATGGCTGAATTTTGGAATGTTCCTCTGCCTTTTCGGTTTTCGGTTTTTCCGGCTGTCGTTCGCGTTTTTCCTGCTTTTGGCTTACTTTCTCCAGTCTCTGCTCCATTTTTTCTGGTTTCGCTTTTGATTTCACTACCTCCACTCTTTTTGCTTTTTCTGGTTCTTTTCTTGGAAATGGCTGACCATACAAAGCTTCCCATGCTTTTTCTGGAAGCATCGAGATTGGGCATAACGCTCTAAGTTCTAAAGCGAATTTTTCCCAAGTATATGTTAGGGTTTCATCTGTTCTTAGGTTTACAAGAGTGATCGGATCTTGTCCATCAAAAGAAAGCATCAACTTTCCTTTCCCTGGTACGCGGACAATCTTTACTCCTTGTCCAGTCGGAGCAAACACTTCAAGAAGTCCATCCGATTCTGGTTGATTCACTTGTATATGTGCAACTGGATACCGCTCTGGTATTTCTTGAAAATACAAGAACAGTACTTCCTGTAAGATAGTTCTTTCCTCTGGCAGAGGTTGCTCTAAGGCCACCTCGATATCTGTAATTTTTTCTTCTTCTGCTATTTCTGCTTTGATTTCTCTAATTTCTTCTCGCGTTGTTCCAGAAGGAATTGCTGCTATCACTTCATCAGACATTGTAAGCATCTCTGCCAGCTTGGTCATTCCGATTCCTCGGTGCTTTTCAACCAGATTCTCGGAATAACCTCCTTCTGAGAATCGATCATTGATAGCCATGTATCTCGATACTAAATCTCTTGATAAGCCATATCTTGTTTTGGCATACTCATTTACATCCTTATATCCAGATCGTGCGAGAATATTTGTATCCCTCGCCACTTTTAGAAGATACCCAATTCTGACGAAGCTCTGCG